ATCAGAACTTTCCATGTTATTGACTATGCATCTGAGGTTCTCACCTGGACATATCCTGGCCAATGAGTTGTTGAGATCTTTGACGCAGTTTTCTGCCAGATCATCCAGGAAAATTGCATGAAAAAGAGAGCTGGTGTAGTGTAGTATTCCTTGCATCATACCTGTCTCCACTTCTAAGTATGATCTCCCTGGCTTCATCCAAGGAACTTGAATCTTTCCTTTATATGCTGAGAAGACCTGCATGATGGCTTTATCCATAGTATTTAGGGAGCTGTTTTGGTTGAACAAAGCCAATAACTGATCCCCCAAGAAAATTTTCTTATGATGCCACAATTGCAGAGCCTGTACTAAGAATCCATGATATATTTTGGGAGTCAATCTTAACAACATGCAAAGAAACTTGCTGACATAATGTCCTTGACTCCACTTGGAAGCATCATCACTTGTGGCTATAGTAAAATAGTCTGAACCCAATGCTTTTCTAGCACTAGAGTTGTGCTGCTCTGGAATTTTGAACTTGTTTTTAGGGGAAGTCATGGTTTCACTTGGGCAGCATTCTAGAATAGCTCTAGCGAAATCTTCAACTGTTTTTTGCATTATTCTCTCAAAAATATTCAAGACATATATTTCTCTTAAGCCTCCATGCTGGTTCTTCTTGAATATGCAGATATGCATGCATTTAGATGCATTAAGGTGTTCCATTGCTTTGGGCAATAGGTCTACCACAAGTTTCATCTCTTTATTGGGATCTTCCGATCTTATGATCTTTGTCAGCTTTTCGATTGCTTTGCTCCTGTGATAGACTTTTCCTTTGTATTTCTTTGCAACATTTCCTGTAGGATCAACCACTTCTGGACTATGAGACATTTCTTGGTTTCTGATTCTCTTGTTGGGTTTATACAGATAGTACTCCTCTGAAAAGTTTGAGGATGCTTTCAGGGAAGCTAGGGTTTCAATGAATTGTGTACTTAAGAACTTTGCTATCTTGTCACCCAAGTACTGAACTGGATCCTTAATATTTAAGTTCTTCTTTAACCTGTTGAGGAAATTGTCACAGAGTAATTTCACAAAGCTAACTGAGAATTCATGCTTCTGTACAGAATCAAGGGGGGGATCTTTCATACCTAAAAACTGTCTGTCTTTAGGAAGTTGGTTCTCAAAGCCCAGTATCTTGGTGATTATTTGCCCCATGCCATTGTCTTCTACTTCTTCATCTTTATTCTTGAGATAACCCAGATAGAATAAATTTAGCATTTGATCTTGATCAGACAGCTCTGATAGTTTGCCAGCATCATCTAATATAAAGGGGTTCTTGAATCCATGCCATTTTTTGTTGTTGTCTACTACAGAGAATTTTATAGGTGACTCTGTGTAACTCTCCATCAACATGATTAGTCTCTTGATAATCAGACACTCCAATCTAGATCTTGGGGTAATACTGAGCTTATCCACCATTTTTCCTGGATTAGGCCATTTAGGAAAAGTGACAAATCCTTCCATGTGTATGAATCTGCTTATAGTGATCATCTCTTCTAATTGATGCTTATCGTTCAATAAGATCAACAGTGTCCAGCTCATCATTCTACAGACATCATTCGTGCTTGCAGCTCCTTCTTGTTCTTCTAGAGAAGGTGCCAAATTATAAAATTCTCGCCAGAAGCCTCTCTGTGCCATCATCATTGGTTCACACCTAACCCAATTCACCAGTTTGCTAACATTAGCTGAAACAAAGTCTGTCATGAACCCATTCTCAGCATCTCCGATCAATTCTTTGAAAGTAGAGTTTTTTGAATAATATACATTGTTGGGAATAAAGATAGAGAAATGAACATTGCTCTTTTGGTTCACAGGCTTTATTAATAAGTAGCAATCAAAGTCTCTCAGCTTTTTCACTATGAATGTGTCTTCTTTGCAATTCTGTGATAGAGATATGGAGAGCTCAGTGGCTAAGTCAGAGACAAATTTTGCATATAGTGCGAACTTAGTTTGAGAATGATCCTTTACATTCTTCCACAGAAACTCCAAATCCCCGACATCATGGAGCTCAAGAGCAGTTAGTATGAGATCCTCAGTCATCATCATAGAGCAATAGTCCGTTTTTGATTCTAATTCTAAGCATTCTGTCTGAGTGAACTTAACTATGTCTGATGTGTCTGACTCAAAAGGATGAAATGGCAACTTTGATTCATCTCTATAGGTTTTAACTTCAGGATCTTTTAGCAACTTCTTTGCGTTGATCCCTCTCTGAGCCAGATGTATCTTCTCGTTTATAGAACATTGGAAAGTAGTCCTATTGTAAGAACTTCGATCCTTTTTGTATTTTTCCTCCACAACTGTGGCAACTTCTCGTTCTAACATAGACACTTCTAGTTCATCGAGGTGATCAGTCACTTTGCTAGTATTGTGGTAAGCTAATGCATCAGCCCAGATATCTTTAACTACACTCTGTGCATCGACTTTTTTTAGTCT